GGGCCTGCTCGACGACGAGAAGCCGGAGGCGCCCCGGTCGACGGGCGCGCGGATCACGGAGCTGACCGGCCCGTCCCGCGACTTCTTCGCCGACCTGCTCGCGCCGCTGCGCCACTTGGGGGCGCAGTTGGCGACCCTGCAGGACATACGGAACATCCTCGCCGCCCGCCTGCCGACCGTCGCGGCCGGCGGCGGAACGGTGGTCGCCGCCGGCTCGGGAGTCGTGATCAACGGCCCCATCACCATCACCCCGGCAACCGACCGGTTCAACGCCCGCGCCCTGTTCGACGAACTCTCGCGGATCGCGCAGCGCCGCGCGCGAGGAGTCTGACCATGCCGCAATCCTTCGAGAACGCCCGCGGAGCGGTGCTTGAGCTTCCCCGCGGGCTTCGCGTCTCCGGGTTCGATCGTCCCGCCGTCGTGACCCTCGCCCGGGGCGGACTCGGGCACGAGGTGGTCCGGCGCACCCTGGACCCCGCCCGCGGCAGCCTAGAGGGGGTGTTGACGGGCCGCTCCTACGTCGAAGCGCAGGCCAAGCTGGACGCCCTGCTCGCCTTCCTGCACCACCAGCCGCTGCGGTTCCGCCGGCACGCCCTGACCGACCCGTACCTGGAGGTGTGGACGGAGGGGCTGGCGGACGACGGCACAACGGTGGGGAAGGCGGCGCAGGTGCGCGTCCCGCTGGTCGCGCCCGACCCGCTGCGCGTCGGCGACCCACAGGGTTACCCCGGCGGTGGCGCCTACCAAGACCTGCCCGGCGCCCCGTACACTTTCGCGATCACGAACGTGGGCAACGCGCCTGCGCCCCTCACCGTCTACATGCGGGCGCCGGCGAGCGGCGTGGCGCACCTGCCGATGATCGAGAACCTGACCACCGGCCAATCCGCCCGGTACAACGCCGCCCTGCTCGCCGGGCAGGAGCTTGTCGTGGACGGGCGGGCGCACGCGGCGGTGGTCGAGGAAGGGACGCGGCAGACCGTCGTGACCGACCTCATGAGCAACGCCTTCCTCGTCGGCGGGCTGCACCTGGCCCCCGGCGAGAACAGCCTGCGGGTCACCATGTCGGCATCCGGCGCCTGGTTCCGCCTCGCCTACACCGCCCGGTACTACTGACCATGCTCACAGTCCGCATCCTCAACCCACTCACCCGCAGCGTCCTGGCTGTGCTTCCTGAGGCGACCGACCCGCGGTATAGCCGCCGGCCCAGGTCCGCCACGGAGATCACGGTGAGCGTGCCGCGTGACGCACCCGGGCTGGCGCACGCGACCCGCGGCCGGCTGCTGGAGGTGTGGCGCGGCGACAGCCTGGAGGCGTCCGGTCGGCTGGAGTTGCGGGACGTGTCCGGCGACTCCGTGCTGCTCACCGCGTACACCGAAGAGATCCGCCTGAAGGACCACCGCACGCCCGCCGCGTACGGCGCGGCGTTGTCCGGCCGGGACGCGGCCGACGTCATCCGCGCCTGTCTCGACAGGTGGCACACCATCCGCCTCAAGTCGGTGGCCGACTGGCGGGTGGGCGGAAGCGTCGTCAACCTCGCCATGACGAACGTGCAGGCGCTCGACGCCGGCGGCGGCACCCTGTGGCTCACCCGCGACGCGCAGGGCCGCTACGTCCGCAACGGGTACGTGCGCCTCACGTTCGACGCCGCCACGATCCCGGGGTTCACCGGTTGGGACCGAATCAGGTGGGCGTCGGACTACCCGCCCGACGGCTTGGTCTACACGACTGTCCAGTATGCCCTCAGCAACAGCGCCACCCTGCCGGGCGAGTCGTCAACGTCCTGGCTGCCTAACGTCTCGTGGCAGTCGCCCTCGACGAACCCTCAGACGCTCAAGGGTGAGCGCGGCGTGCTGCCCGACGAGATCGGGATCGACCTCGGCGGCGCGACCAACCGCTACCTGCACGTCATCTGTCGCCTCTACACCGACGACCAGGTGAGCCAGGAGGAGGGGGAGGAGGGCACGAGCGGGTCGTCGCCACGCTTCTACGCCTTGGAGGTCATAGCCCGCACGCAGGGCGAGATCATCGCCGGCGACATCCCCGCCGAGACGGGCGTCACGGTGCAGGCGATCAACGCCGACAGCGTCACCGCGTTCGACGTGATCCGCGACGCGTGCGAGCAGGCCAACCTGGACTTCCAGGTCGTCGCCGGCGCACTGCACGTCGCCGAGTCGTTCGGCGGCGAGGACGGCCTGCACCTGGTCACGAGCGAAGGGACGCGCGTCCTGGTCGCGGAGCCTGACGAGTGGGCGATCGTCACCGTCAACGGCGTGCCCCTGCACGACGCGCAGGGCCGCTACTTCGTGATCCCGAAGGGGGCGTGACCGTGAAGGCGGAGCTACTGACGCTGACCGAGACGACAGACGGGTTCGCGACCGCGATCATCGCTCGCGGACCCGGGACCGGGATCAACCGGTGGCAGGTGCGACTCGTCAACGAAGCGGCTGCGGCGGAGTACGGGCTGCGGGAAGCCGTCGTGGACTTCCCCAACGCCCTCGACGCCGACCACCTGCGGCAGCTTGCCGAGGATCACCTGGCTCACGTCAGCGACCCCGCCAACTTCCAAGAGTTGACCGTGCGCGTGTCCGGCCACGACCGGCCCCTGCGCATCGGGCAGCGCGTCCGCGTGTCTGACGGGGAGCTAGGGTTCACGACCACTGGCACCATCACCGCCCTCGACGTGACCGAGGACGCGACCACCCTCACCCTCGGGGCGCTCCCGGCGAACCTCCTCGACGTTGTGAACCGGCGCGAGGAGGAGGAGCGGAGGCAGGTCGCGCTCGGCCTGCCCGCGCCCGACCAGGTGGACGTGCAGCCGACGCCCACGGGCATCATCGTGTCAGCCCGCGCCGGCGTCGCGTCCCGCGCGGTGGGGCTTGAGGTGCACGTCTCAACCGTCAACGGGTTCACCCCGGACGCGAGTACGCGCGCCGCCCGCGGTCCCGGGACTCGCTTCGTGATCGATGGCCTGCCCATAGGGGTGCGGCAGTACGTGAGGGTCCGCGCGTACGACGACCGCGGAAACTATTCGCCGTTCACGCAGCAGGTGAGCGCGGTGCCGCGTGGCGTCGGCGGTCCTGAGCTTGTCGCTGGCACGATCGAACTGACGAACGCCGAGCGGCCACAGGCGGCGTTGTCCGTCAAGACGACCGGCGGCGCGGAGGTGCTGCGCCTCGGGAACATCACGGGGAAGCCGGGAGTCCCCACCGGCACCCAGTATGGCCTGTGGGGCGTCGCCGGCGCAGGCGTCTTCATCGAGGGGATGCCGCGCGTCGTCTACACCGTCAACGAGGAGTGGGCGTGGTCGAACATCCTCGCCTCGCCCGTGGCCGCCAACACGGCGGTGAGCTTCACGCACACGGGGCCCGCGATCCCCCTCCCGAGTCCGGTGACCGTGCCGGACGGGTACAGGCTGCGCGCCCTGGCGATCCCGCACACCCTGTGGGCCACCCGGGGCGTACCCGGCAACATCGCCTACGACGTGTTCCCGAGCGCGTGGGTGCTGCGCGCCGTGGTGCGCCGCGCCGGCACCGGCACCTGGACCCTCTTACCGCACCTCGACGCCGCGGGCACCACGTATGACCAGGTGCTCGCCTACGGCACCGGCTTCCTCTACTGCCTCACCGGCGCCGCGACAGGTCAGACCCTCATGGTGCAGGCGGAGGTGACCATCATGCTCATCCTCGTCCCGCAAGGGGCTAGCGCATAGGAGGAGCGCGTGTGTACAACGAATTGACCAACGCTGGTAACGTCAAGTGGTCCCAGGCAGCGGGCGGGGGAATCCGCCTCGACGTGGACCCGCTGGCCTCGCTCATCCTCGCCGCGATCGACGCCGCCGAGGTGAAGGAGGGCGGGGCGCGAATCGTCCAGAGCGGCAGCAACGCGAACGGCGAGTACGTGCGCTTCGCGGACGGCACGCAGATAGCTGTCGTGCGGCAAGGCGGCATCGGAGCGGTCAATACTTCGTTCGGTTCCGGCTATATCAGATCGGTCGAACCGGTCACCTGGCCGGCTGCGTTCATAAGTGCGCCTAGAACCTTCGCGTTCGCCTTTAAGTCGAGCGGGAACGCGCCCATCTGGGCGACAGGCGGCACAGGCGCCGCCTCGACGACCTCCGCTCCGGCCATCTGGGTCAACGTTTGGGTCAGCACGTCCGACACAAACAACGTTGTCGAGCGACTCGGGATAGGGAGGTGGAAGTGATGCAACTGCGTTTCGTCAAGCAAGTACCGCCCGGCGACCCTCCGCACGAGCTTGTCTACGAGGTGGGGGGTGACGTGCTCACCGTGACGCACCGCGCCGGCGACGTGGCGACCGTGGACGTGTTCGACTTCACCGGCACGCCGGACGGGAAGCTGGACGTGGACTCGATAGAGACGACCCTACCCGTGCAGCCGATCCTCGCCGCCGAGCGCGTGGACGGCGTGCTGACCGTGACCGTTCTGGACTGGAGGCAGGACAGTGGCCCGGTTCACGTGGAGTAGTCGCGCGGACCTGGAGGCGAAGGCGAAGGCCGACGCCCTGGCCGCCCTCCGCGCCGAACGCGACCGGCTCCTGAGAGAGTCCGACTGGACGCAGCTGCCTGACGCGCCGCTAACCGCCGCAGAGAGGGCCGAGTGGGCCGCTTACAGGCAGGCGCTACGCGACCTGCCCCAAGAGGTCGAG